ACCACAGTAAGGGTTGCCTTACGTGATGCTGCTGGTAACGTCACTGATGCAGATTGCATTGAGTTTGACGTTAGTTTACCTGCAAACGGTGTTCTAGAAAGAACTGGTATTGTTCTAGATGCCAATAATGGTCTGCATGTTTATGCTTCTGCAGCTGTGTCTGCTGTAGCATATGGCATTGATAGTTAATCCATCCACATTACAACAATAGGAATAAAAAAATGGGAAGAAGAGTTACTGTAGTACAACAATCTAGTGGTGGTGGTGGATCGTCCACAGTTCAAAAGGATCCGTTTGAGCAACCATGTTTTAGTTCATACACTGGTAGTTACAACTACTCTACTGGTTTCTTTACATGGGACCACAACCTAAACGTCCATAACTGGATCATTGGTGATAACAATGCCTACTCTCAGTACCGTTCTGATAACTCCAGTCAGAACACTGAATTTATTAATTCACAAGGTTCTGATAACTGGTTTAACTCTTGGAACGAACCAAGCGGTTCAACTGACAGAATTAACCTAATAACCTATTCTGGTTACTTAGGACACCAAATGTTCCTTAATGGTTCTTGTAACGGTAGTGCAACTCCTTGGTTTACGCATACAACTGGTAGTGGTTATCGTGCATATGCCTTTAGAGATGTGGGTACAGTTCCTGGTGAAACACATCAAGACTATGCGGTCTTCGTGCAGTTCGGTGGTACTTTTAGAACATGTTCTAGATCTGCTAGTGAATATTGGATGGGGTATAACTATAATAAATTACCAACCGTTAACATCCCTGACGGTTATGGATCTCAACTTCATTCAGGTGTTTCTTACAACCGTAAGAGAAACAAAATTGCCTTTATGGAAACAAATGACAATTATACTTTCCAACCATTTGTTTGGAGCAACTGCCCTAACTTAAGATCTTATGCTCATTCTCAAAACTGGTATCAAGGTCAAGCTGATCAGGCAGCTGCTAGAAATATAGATAACTCAGCTCTTTCAAGTTACTTCAATAATACAAGTAACAGATCTCCATCTTCAGGAACTGGAAGTTATGGAACATCTACTGGTAAACCAACCAACCAGACTACAGAAGACCAAAGACGTGGACATTTAGTTTTATGCGACAATGATAGAATTGTCTTCCATCAAATGATTCCTTCATATGGATCATGGACTGGTAGGTGGAACTCACCTTCAGTAGATGGTAATGGTAACTGCCAAGGATCTATCAGAAATACAAGTTGGACTACCTCTTATGGTTATGAGCAAGGTCATAGATATGGTGCTAGATTTACACAAACTAGTGATGGTAGATATGTTGCAATGTATTGCCCATCTTACTACTATGGTGCTGGAATTATGATTACTATTACTAGGGTATCTGATGGTAAGAGTCTCCACACTACGTGGAATACTTCAAGTGAATCTGTAGTTCCTTGTCCGTTTGGTAAGTCTAACTTCCTAATGGTGTCATCACGTAACACTGATGGTGGTCAAGGTGTTAGATTTACTCAGTTCAACTGTGACTTCAGATTTGGAAATACTGCCGATAACAGTGATCCAGGTATGGTAGATAGTATTGATGCTTCTAGTTATCAATTTGATTCTTGCTACTACACCACATCTTATCCAGGTATTATTCCAGCAATCTATAACACTTCACTCTTTAATACAGAGACTAGTGATATTAAAGATGGATATGATCCATATACCACATAATTTATAATTAAACGTTAGCAAGGAAATAAACAAAAAAATGGCATACTTAATTTACGATCCTGAAGAGCAACATGTTGTGCAACAACTACCTTATAATCCATTAGAGGGTATTACAGACACATCTACAACATCAATTAAGGTTTTTGAGGGAACTGTTGATGAGGAAAATGATTTCATTACCAACTACAGACTTAACGCTGCTGGTGATGGACTTGAAAATCCTTACGCAGGTCAATCAAAAGCAGATCAACTTGTAAAATTTCAAGAAGATCAAGATAAACTTAGGGCAATAAAAGTAAAACCTATAAAAATCAATGAAGTAAGAACTCAATGTAGGAAATACATTGAAGATGAATTTGGTAGATCATCTTGGAAAGTGGAAAAGGCACAAGAAGAAGATCTTATTAATGGTAACACTGATGCCATGAGAGCACTTGCAATAGAAAAAAAAGCAATCAGAGATAAAAACAATACTATAGAAGCAGAACTTGCTGCTCTTGATGAATCTACTGTTGCTGGTGCAAGGGCAATTTTGGAATATGATGTTCAAGCTAAATTTGCTGAGTAATTAGCAATTCCTAAACTAACATTTGAATTTATAAATACCCCTAGGAAACACTAGGGGTATTTTTTATGGCTGAACCTGCCAGTAGATCCCAACTAAAGGATTACTGCTTAAGAAAGTTGGGGTTCCCAGTCCTTGAAATCAATGTTGATGATGATCAGATTGAGGATGCGATTGATGATGCTTTACAATACTACCGTATGAGACATTACGATGGTGTGGAACTTGCATACATGAAGCACATATTTACTGCTGATGATAAGACAAGATTTCAATCACAGGACACTACAACTACCATAGGAAGCGGTGCAAATACTACAGAGTGGAAAGTAAGAGATAGATATATTGATCTACCTGCTGATGTTGTTGGTGTTTCTAAGGTATTTGGTCTTGCTAGTAATGCTGTAAGAAATAATTTATTTGGTATTGAGTATCAAATCTTTTTAAATGACTTATATGCTGTAGGTTCTCTTGATTTTCTTAACTATTATATGGTTAAGCAATGGATGGAAACTCTAGACATGGTTTTGAACAATGGTGCTTTTGTTCAATTTAGATTTAATATGAGACAGGATAGATTATATCTTGATGTTGGTGAGGACATGTTAGCAGAAGATGTTCATGTTATTGTTGAGTGTCATAGAGCATTAGATCCTGATACATTTACTCAAGTTTATAGTGATGTCTTTTTGAAAAAATATACTACTGCTTTGATTAAAAGGCAGTGGGGTCAGAACTTAATTAAGTTTAATGGTATTCAACTTCCAGGTGGAGTTGCCATTAACGGAAGAGAAATTTTTGAAGATGCAGAAAAGGAAATTGCTGCTATTGAAGATGCATCTAGCACTACATACGAATTACCACCATTTGATATGATCGGATGAAAAAAGTATATTTTCCTCAACACGGTGGTATTAACACCGAACAAAATCTTGTACAAGACTTGGTTGACGAACAAATCAAGTTGTTTGGATCTGATGTGTTTTATATTCCTAGAGTACATCTTAAAGATAAATCTCTTGGGGAAATTATACAGTCTGAATTCAATCAAAGTTACATGATTGAAATGTTCCTAGTGAACGTAGAAGGTTTTGGTGCTGGTAATGAATTTGTAAGTAAATTTGGTTTAAGAATAACAGATGAGATAACCTTTGTTGTATCACGTAGACGATGGGAACAATCTGCTAATCCAGCGTTAAACCTTGCTGTGGATGGAAGACCGAATGAAGGAGATCTAATATACTTCCCATTGACAGAGGATCTATATGAAATCAAGTATGTTGAACGAGAGAATCCTTTCTTTCAGTTAGGCAAACAGTATTTCTATCAACTTACTGCTGAGATCTACGAGCAAGGTGCTGATAAGTTTGATACAGGTATTGATGAGATTGATGCTGTTGAAAGAGACTTTAGTAATATTACTACGTTAAACTTGACTCCTTCAACAAGAGTTCAGGCAACAGGATCAGTTACAGTTAATTCTTCTGGTGAAATTACAGGAGCAACTGTTGATGTTGCTGGTACAGGATATAGCACACCACCTTCTGTCACTATTAATGGAGCAAATGGATCTGGTGGAATTATTACAACATCAATTGCAGATGGTGGTGTTGTCACACTCACAGTTATCAACGGTGGTACAGGATATCAGTCAGATACTACCAGTCCAGACTTCCCAACTATTACCATTGATGCACCACCATTAGATGTACAATTCTTAAATGATGAACATGTAGTTATAGGTGGTTACGTACAACAAGGTGGAGGTAGGTCTTGGACTTCTGCAAATAATGTAGTTACAGTAACTGCTCTTGGTAATTTTGATGCTACCTTTGCAACAATTACACAGAAAAAATATTTCTATTGGATGTTTGAGGATAAAAGATTATGTTATGTTTACACTTACAATGGAACTAGTCCAACTACAGTTGCTGGACATTTTTACTATGATGAAACAAACGTTCAATATATTATAAACACATACGAGGAAACTACAACCAGTGGTTCTCAAGCAACTATGTATGATTTAGATAGTGCAACCATAGCAGAAGTTGCAGACTGGAACGGAGTGGAATACAAACTTGAAGTTATGAATCGTACTGGCAATTTCATTGATGGAGACACCATCAGAGGGGTTGAATCTAATGCCCTATATACATTAGGAACATTCTCTACAATCAATAACGAAAGTATTGAATATGATCAAAATCAATCAATTGAAGATGGTGCTGATGATTTGATTGATTGGGGAGAAACAAATCCCTTTGGTGAATTTGGTAATTATACAGGTAGCTTCTGATGTTAGGAACGCAATTTTACAATGAGGCAGTTAGAAAAACTGTTATATCATTTGGTACTCTTTTTAATAATATTGAATTAAAAAAGATTGTCAATGGACAAGTAATGGAGGTTGAGAAAGTGCCTCTTGCATATGGTCCTAAAAACAAATTTTTATATAGATTGCAAGGCAACCCTACTGATGGTAGAAAGGTAGCAATTACTTTACCTAGATTGTATTTTGAAATGACTGGCATTGATTATGATGCTGGTAGAAAAACACCTGCCATAACTAAAACTAAAGCAATTGTCAATCCAAATAGTGAAGATGCAGCGAAAGAAGTAAGAACACAATTTGTTCCTGTTCCTTATAACATTGGATTTGAGGTTGGAATTATTGCTAAATCTCAAGATGATGGATTACAGATATTAGAACAGATACTTCCTTTTTTTCAACCAAGTTTTAGTATGAGTGTTAAATTTATTCCTGAAATGGATGAGGTAAGAGATATTGCTATTGTATTAAACAGTGTTGATTTTGATGATGATTGGGAAGATGATTTTACAACAAGAAGAACTATAACATATACGATGCAGTTTACCGCTAAATCATATATTTACGGTCCTCATACCAAGGCAGATGTTATCCGCAAGTCTCGCATCATTGAAACTATTGGTGATAAAAATGTCAATAAGAGACATGTTGAAAGAACATATACACCTAAAGCAAAAACTGATATTAATCAAGATGGACAGGTTACTGCACAAGATGATGCATTTGTAACTGCTGCTGATGACTTTGGATTTAATGAGGGAGTTGAATTCTTATGAGTAGTCTAGAGGAAAATATGGAAGAACTTCTTGATATAGAAGTTTCTGATACTCCTGAAAATGGATGTACCACTAGAAAAAAACAAACTAAAGACGTTACAGAAGATAGAGAAAAGGATTATGAATATACTAGGGGTGAATTGTATTCACTCATAGATAAGGGTCAGGAGGCAGTACAAGGAGCGTTAGAGGTCGCACAGGAGTCAGGGCATCCAAGAGCATATGAGGTTGCTGTAGCAGCAATGAAACACGTAGCAGACATAACAGATAAACTTACTGATCTACACAAGAAGATGAAAGACTTAGATGCTGAAACAAAAGGTCCTAAAAATGTAACCAATAATGCTATGTTTGTTGGAAGCACAACTGAATTACAAAAAATGTTAAAACAAATGAATGGCGGTAAACGCTAAAACATGTTATAATTATTACATTGATTTTTTATTATGAAAAGAGCAAGAGGTTTTAAAGAAATTACTCCAGTAGATGCACCTAATCCTGTTAGAGAGTTTCAAGGTTCCAGTCAATCAAAAAAACCATCTTTGTTACAACCAAAGGAAAAAATTCTTGATGAAAAAAATGTAGAGATGGGAGGACAGTTAAAAACCGATGAGGTTTTTCCCCCAATAGCAATACCACCTTTAAAAACTTCACATCATCCTTCAGTTCCTTGTTCTCCTGTTGAATCTGATGAAATGGTAGATTTAAATCCATTTCCATATTTGTATAAATCTACGTATGATTTTAAGTTTGACACTATTAAAGAAAAAGTTTTAGATGATATCAAAAGATCAAAAAATATTGTTGAACAAACTGGCATACAAACACCTGAGAAGGAAGGTGCTTACACAACTGTTATTTTAGCAGGTGCAGAAGTAAATGGACAAAGGTGGACACCACCACATACATGGACTGAGTTATCCAATTTTGTTGATAATTGGTTACCACAAAAAGTTAAAAAACTATGGAACGATTGGGGTCTCTCTCCATATGCAATTCCTTTTATCTCAGAATCATGGATAAATGAGCATTCATATGGTTCTTTTACAGAAGGACATCATCACCAGAATTCTCAAATATCACTATCATGTTATTTAAATGTTCCTGAAAATAGTGGTAGGTTGATGATAAAAGATCCAATGGAAATTTACAATCATTCCAGACCTTTAAATTTTGATCACACATTATCTGGAAAATCATGGAGATATATTGGTGTTGATACTAACGATGTAATATTTTTTCCTGGTTTTTTAGAGCACCAAACTGAAAGATCACAATCAAATGATAAAAGATACATAATGTCAATCAATATCAATTACGTGGACTATGGTGCTTTTGCTGCTATGAATAACAATATACTTAAACCATTATGGCATCCTGAGCAGTTTGGTTGACATTTCCTGACATTTGTGATAGACTAGTTGACAGCATCCTTATAATTATATTGTAACGGCATGACAACTATGAGATTAAATGAAGGAGATGTAGCTCGTCTCATCACTGCTTGTAACCTATACAAGGAGCATACAGGTTCTGAGTATTTGTGGGACGAGTATACTCATCTTAT